ATTCTCGTTTAAGACACTCATTATTTTACGTCCAGGCTTGCGACTGCGTGAATAATTGTTGAACTGGCCACGACGTAATCGACGCGATCAACTGAGGATGCCGCTGTAGATAATACCGGGGCGGTGCCGCCAGCAAATTTAAAGTTTGTTCCATACGCCAACGTGCGTGAACCTGTGCCATCCTGGGTAATAAAAAACGAGCCACTTTGCCCGGCCACGATACTACTCGGATTTGCCAAAACGCGATTTCCGGCCAGGGTGACTGAAAAATTATTGGATAATGCCAGGTTTGTCGCAATGCTGCTTGCATCGGTCAAAGCCGTTATTTCGCCCCGCTGCCCGGCTGTGAATGTTTGAGCGGATGCCAACGCTGCATGGCCCAGGTTATCCGCTGCCAAACTGCCAATCGTTATCCAGGCATTGTTTGCTGCATTACGTTGTTTGAGCAAATTGGCCGTTGTATCAACCCACCACATGTGGGCGAACATATCGCTTGGCTCAGATGATGAACTGTTGTTGCTCGATATGGCACCCAAAATGGTGTTTAATTCAGCGCGAAAAGCCGCGCCGCTTTGGTTTGCTAAAACATAATCTGCATTAGACATTATGCGATCTCCTGGGCTGTAACTGATAATTCGGATATTTCGATGTTGTATGCTGAATCATTAACGCTCAACACTGCTTTAAATTGGAATGCTCTTTTGTTGTACTCATTGACGTTCAACAATTCCCACGCTGACCAGGCGGGGTTTGATGCCGGGTCGTCGACTGTGTGACGAACATAAACTTTGCAATCGCCGTTGGCGGTATTTGTGCCATCCCAATCGGCCCAACTGTCAATGCTGACTGACCGGCTATCCACTAAATCCAGCGGTTGGGTAACAATTGATTTTATGTGGCGCTTTAATTGCTGGCGCTTAACTGCTCCGGCATCAATGCCAGATGAAAACGTGTAGGTCCCGTTTAAATCAATACCGGCGTCGCCAATGTCAAACAAAACCACGCTGTCAATATCTGCCCAGGAATCAATGTTATTTTGACCCTCTAGTTTAATAATGCTGCCCAGTTTAATGACATCGTCAAAAGAGCCAGAAAAGTTTGGTTGCGCCTGGACAATACCAACAGAACTGAACGCCTGGACCGTATCGCCCAGGGTAGTGACCGACGTAATGTCAGATTGGATGCCGCTTGAATCGGTGGCCCGGACAATATAGGTCCCCGCCTGGAAGGGTAAAACGGCCACTGTTGCCGTGCCATTGAGTATTGAATTACCCACCGACACTGAATTGGACCACCCGGCATTTGATGTTAAAGACGAATGGCGAACTTCAATATACCCGCCTATTCTTACATCAATGTCGGTTGATTGATCCCAGGTTAAAATGGTTAAACTGGATACGTTTTGGGCTGAAAAATTGGTTAACGCGTTAGGCTTTGCTGCCAGGCCAAATATTTCGATTAGTGCTGTTTGCACCCAATCACTGGAAGCGCCCAGGGCGTTAATTGCCCTTATTCTGAAATAGTATTTTTTGGGTGCAATGTCTAATATTTCCACATCGGTATCTGAAACCGTGCCACCATGCAAATATTTAGTGCCGCCCTCTTCTTTGTATTGGATTTCGTATTGATTTACAAATGCGTCATTTGCGGCGGTCCAATTTAATTCGACTTTCGCTTTTACACCGGCACCGTTTTTTGTAATGTAAAGCGATTCGCTGACCGTTGGCATTCCTGGCACACCGACCAAAAACGGGTCCGGTAAATTAGTGTCCGGGATATTATTCGCTTCCGTTTTTACGGACCAAGGATAAATTGAATCCTGGTGTTCGACCAATGATATGGCCACCGTGCCGTCTGAATTAAGCGTTAATTTTTGGACCCTAAACGGCTTGGCGGTCCACCCTGGCGTCGAATGGGTCACGCTTACAATGTCTGCAACAGAGCAATTTAAGGCTTCGCTTGTGCTGTTGAACGTCACCATCAACGCATTTCTTGAACGCTTCAATGCAATGCTGGCAATGTCCTGGGCGCTGTAAATGTTGGTCGTGCATGGAAGGTCCATATTTTTGACCAACTCGACGCCGCCATCTTCTAATAAATATCCGGCCTCTTCTGAACTTCCAGCAATTGGGTATTCGATTTGGTTTAGCTGCCAGTTCGCCGATGGGTCCGGGAAGGTTGCCACTATTCTATTGAATTTTGTCTTTTTGGATTCTGACCGAATAGATATGCCGCCAATAATGTGCGACTCATCAAAAGCAAATGTGGCGCTTCCCTGGTCCTCAATCACTAGCCCATATTTACCCTGGCTATACGGCATAATGCCGCGCATTGAGGATAGTATTACTTTGACGTTATTTATTAGGCTTTGACCGGTGTTAATAACAGCGTTACAAGTAAAAATCTTTTGGTTTGAACTGCCGGTATAAGAAGTCACCAGGGCGTCACACTTGTTAGCTGCCGTATTAAATAAAGTGTCGTCAATAAACCCCGTTGCCAAGCCTTTGCCATAGCGTGAATTGGTCAAATAATCCCGCAAACACAAGGCCGGGTTTGAACTGTTGGCCACGGTCGCTGTGGCGCCGGTTCGGCTGTCGTAAACCTTTTTACCCTGCACCACTGCATGGACGGTTGGAATGCTGCCAAACGCGTCCTGGTCCCACTTAAAACGTATGGCTAAATAAGCAACGCCGCTCAGTTTGTGCGCGCTGGTCCAGCCAATGTTTGCATTAACCAGGGTAGAATCTGCCGCCTGGCCATCTGTCCCAGTGTATTTGTTAATCGTAATTAGGCCAGAATATTTAGAATCCGTGCTTAAAATATCATTTATATACACATCACCAATGGAATGGATTTCTCCCTCGCTTAACGCCAGGACCATGTATAAATAAATATTATCTGCGCCGCTGCTACCAATAAAGACCCTAGTTCCACCGACTTTGCGCTGGCCATAAATCACGGGTATTGTGGCAACATTTGACTGCTTATTAACCAAAACCCCTTCATATTGTGCGGCGGCGTTTTGCTGGTCGTCAAACTCTGGGATTTCAACAAACCAAGAAACCACGTCGCCAATTACGTCGACTGTGACGTCGATAATGGATTGTCCGATTTGGCCAATTGTGCCAATCGTTGTGCCTATGGGGTCACTGAAAAAATCGCTAAACCAACCCATTTAAGCGCGCCCCCATTTTAAATCCTTGACGGTATTAGGTGCAAATTCAAATCCTAGATCACCAGGGAAGTAAATTTGCTGGCTGTTGTGATTAGTTCGGCGTCCGGCTTTTTTATCAAAATCTGCCCAATGAGAACTGGCCGAAATTACAATCGTGCTGGTATCGTCATTATCTGAAATCGAAAAACTTTGAATTCGACCGTCATAAATTAATATGGGCGCGCCAATGATTGAATAACTATTGCTTAATAAAACCCGGCTAATTGTTACCTGTCGATCAATATAAGTCTGGCTTAATAAAATGCTGATATATTCCTGGCTAACCCCCGACAATGTAATACTCACCGCGCCCACTTGAACTTCCGACGTTTCCGTGACGCTGCTAATGCCCTTTAACGCGCTGCTGCTGTTGTAAGTATCGCCAGAATAAATTAAATCTTGTGGACATTCGGTTATAAAAACAGCGGTTTCAAAGTCGATCTTTACCAGGTGCGCCGTTATAAAGGAATCTTTGGCTAGTTCAGTTATTGTGTCGGAATTTATGGGTCTGCTCACGATAGCGCCTCAACAAAATCGACTTCATATTTGAAGAAATTACCCGCGCCCAGTTTATAACCTTGCACATCATTGGATAAACGCACGGTGAATGGCACGTTTGAATAAGTGACTGTATCTGAGGTTGTGACCGCTGTTATTAATGCTGGCGTAAAGGCCATTGCACCATTGCCAGAGCGGTCGGCGGTCAACATATAAACCTTTGTGTGCCCTGAGAACTTCACCACGTCACCAGCTTTTAAAGCCCCTGTAAGGCCAGCAATTGTGACCGACTTAACGCCCAGGGCTGCCGCTGAACACGTCACCGTGCCACTGGGGTTGCCGCTGCTAGTGCTTATTTCTGTCGGTGTTACTGTAAACACACCATGGCGCCCTTCCAGG